TTAATTGGTTTTGTTTATACCATATCCAGTTTGAAGATCCTTCAATGAACATTGGTTTTTGAGTAGTTTCTGAATCTTTTCCGGTTTTGAAGAATCTATCATTTAGCGCATTAACAAAACCAATTTGAGAAGAAATACCCAAAGCCTGAGATATCTCATTTACTAATGTTTCTGATACCCCAAGAGATTGAGATGCCTCACTTGCTATTGTTCTGGATGGAGTTGATATTTTAGTAATAACATCTGATCCAGTCAATCCTGCAATTTCTGTAAACTCTTTATGACTCAACAAATAATGTTCATATGAAGTAAAACTAATACTCAAAAATCGTTTTGGAATATTGACATCTTGTTTTATTAAATTTGTTGATATTTGATCTTCCGAAGTATCTACAGAATAAATCTTAAAAAGAAGAGACTTGTACGAACCAGATATATCAGGATTTTCTATTTTAATAATTAAATCTTCAAAACCAGAAAAATTAATTTGTTCTGCTATTGAATTTAAATCTCTAATTTTAAGTGTTCCCACTAATGATGCTTCGAACATACTTTCGGCAATAGCCAAAGATTGATATACAAAGTTTGATGCGGAAGGATAAATTTCATATCTTTCACCAAATTTTCCAAGTATGGTAATTTCATGAACTATTAAATTATTAATGTCTTGTACGATATCAGAAGTGTCTGCCATAGTTAACCAATTCTAAAAATTGTGTTTGCTGTTGCACTTGGATCGTTTAATAACAACCGAATTCTGCTTTGTATAGTTGAAATAAACACAGGGTTTACAATATTTATTTTTGTCTTTTCGAAATAATCTTCGATCAAAAATGCCTCTTTAGTTTTTATTGTAACTCCATTTATTGTTTCATTATTTACTATTTTGTACAAAAGAGTATCCTCGATTTCATCATCATCACATCCATCCAAAAGAAGAATTTCTGTTACTTCATCTGATGCATCAATTTTAACAAATGGATGTAAAGATTTTCCTCTTTCCTTTGTTATTAGATGAGGAGATTCCAGATAATTTAAATTTCCATATGAATTAAATTTAAAAAAACCACAATAATTTATTAGTTCAACAAATCCAGTAGAAGAAGTTGTGTTAATTCTACGAATAGAAAACTCCCCAGTTGATGGTAAAGAATAGTTTTCTTTAATTAAAACTGATCTTGTGAATGGATCCCACGATTCGATTACGCCATAAGAGGAATCATTAAAATATAAAATATCATTTGGAATGATGTCTGCACTTTCTTTTAAATAGTAAACTTTTTTAGTTGACTGGTTTTTTAGAAAATTTCCAAAATCTTCTTGAAGAAGAGGCCAATCTTTATTGATATCTATTATTTTATTCGCAAGTAAAAATAACCAGTAAAACTCAAAAGAGTCATATTTTCTAAAAGACAATTGATCTGGTCTTTGAATGTTGTCCGTAGTTTCAACATAATATAAATTTTCATTTTTGTAAAAATTATCATTAAAAACTACTTTAGTAAATACATCTCTAACTGTATATGTTCCGTTTGAGAATCTATATTGTATTTGTGGTAGATATTGAAAGTAACTCATATACCTTGTGCCTGCGATATTTCATTTCTAGAATATAATTTTCTGGGATCTGGTTCAGAAATAGATCTATATGCTGATTCTATTTCTGTAAACGCCAAAGTTAATTCTATACCCAAAAAGTAGTTATCTCTTGTGAGAACAACTGAACTCGGATCCATTCTAGTTGCAGTCATATTAACCAAAACGCATGGTTTTATATGGTTATCCAAAACTTGTGAACCATTAGTTCCACCATTTGGTTGTATTTTAATTGTCCACATTTGTGGTGGTGTTGCTTTGTCTAGTGCCGCACTAAAAAATTGTGGATACATTCTTGCTTGAAATCCATTTACAATTTCATCTATATTTTCTGCATCTGTTTTATTTTTTGCATATAGAGAAAAACCAAAAGCGTGAATTCTTTTTGGGGCTTTTGTAAAGGACATTTCAGATATGTCTATTTCTTTGCTGTCTGCTCCCATTCCTCCACTAAGAACATCTGAAATATTATTTAAAGAAAAACCTTTCAACACAGGAATATTCATATAAAGTTTAGAAAGTCTAGTAAGTCCCCCCACATTTCCACTTGCAACATCACGAACCCCCATTAACATATTTTCCAAAAACCCAGGCTTTGATTCTTCATATCCAATATTATTAGGACTGTTATATCTTTGTAATGGCAAAATATAAGCGGGACTTGTACCACCCCGTAAGCCCTGATATCTTATATCTGGTCTAGTACTAAAATTTTGTGCAGAAAAAAACACCCAAGCAGCAACTCTTTCTTGATAATTATTAGTAGAAGGATATTGTACTGGGCGTCTAGACATTTAACTCTCCTATGGCTTATAAAAGTAAATTTAAACCAAAAAACCCACAAAAATATATTGGCAATCCAAATAACATTATATGTAGGTCGCTTTGGGAGCGCACATTTTGTAAATATTTAGACGAAAATGTGAATGTTATTCGATGGAGCAGCGAAGAACTAGAAATACCTTATATTTCTCCAGTCGATAATGCATTACATCGGTATTACCCTGATTTTCTTTTTGAAGTAAAGACTAATTCTTTAGTTGAAACCTTCGTTGTCGAAATAAAACCAGATAAACAAACAAAAGAACCAATAAGAGGATCAAAAAGTAATAAAACTTTTATTACAGAAGTTCTTCAATTCGAAATAAATAGGTCTAAGTGGGACTCTGCAAAGAAATTTTGTGATAAACAGGGATGGAAATTTCTTATCTTAACAGAAAACAACCTATTTAAAAGGAAATAAATGGCATCATCACCGTTAAAAGCAGGGACTCCAGGCTCCATAATGGAGTACATCAAGCAGCATCAGGGAATACAAACATCAACCAAATACCATGTCCTTGTTGATCGGCCTGGGTATGCTAATTTTGATTTTTTATGTAGCATGGTTCAATTACCATCAAAAAAGATAAAATCATATGGTGATATGCTTTCTGGTGTTTCTTCGCCAATCGGTATACCATTTGGTTTAGAATATCAAAATAATCTAATGGAATTCATAATCGAGGGAGATTGGGTTAGTAGAAGTTATTTTGAGGGATGGGCAAAAACAATATTTGTTGGTCCAGAAAATACCGTAAGACCAAACCCATCAAAAGTAAAATATGTTGATGAATTTTATGGAACTATAACAATAGAAGCAATCGACATAACAAATAAAGTTAGTGCGGTTTATTATTTAAGAGAATGCTTTCCTATTCAAATTGTTCCCTCAAAGTTTGAAGATATGGCAACAAACACACCAGTAAAATTTATGGTTGAAATATTTTATAATTACTACGATTATGCCACTGCATTTGGTACAGAATTGACATGATAAATAATATAAAGGAAATTTAATAATGCTCAAAGAATTATTGATTGAAAAAACACCAAAATATACGGAAATACTTCCTATAAGTCAAAAAAGAGTTACATATAGACCATTTATAGTCAGAGAAGAAAAAAATCTACTAATAGCAAAAGAAACTTCTTCATTTGATAACCTAATGACAACTATACAAGAAGTTGTAAATTCTTGTGTTACTGGTCTACCGGAAGATGATTGTAAAAATTTACCATTTTGCGACTTAGAAATTTTATTCTTAAAAATTAGAGAAAAATCTATAGGGGAAGTCGTTGAATGCTTCTTAACCTGTCCAGAAACAGGAGAAAGAGTAGTAACTTCAGTAGATCTGAGAAATGTAAAAATTTCGAAAAAGAAGGCTTCTAGTAAACAAACCATAAAATTAGATAATTCAATTTCTTTGGTTATGATGTATCCAACTTTAGAAACATTTTTAAAGATAAACAAATTTGAAATAAACGAAGAAGAAAGTGGAGTAACAGAACTCTTGGTTTTTTGTATTTCTGAAGTTATAACTCAAGATGAACAATATTCAACTAAAGATTTATCTTTTGAAGAAGTAAAAGAGTTTGTTGAGTCTTTAACTGCAAAACAATTTAAAGTCTTATTGAACTTCTTAAAAGAAATACCAACAATTGAATATACTATAAATTACACCACTAAAGATGGAGTCAATAGAAAGATAGAATTGAGAGGATTCTCTGATTTTTTAGAATTATTTTTGGTTATGTAGATCTTGGAGGGATTTTTAAGATAAATTTTCAAATTTTCTTTGAACATAAAGTTCCGATAGATCAAATTGAGCGCATGATACCGTGGGAAAGAAATATTTTCATTGAAATGATGCGAAAACATATAGAAGAACTAAATGAAAGCATGAAATAAATGAAAAAAGACCACAAAAGCATCATAAAAGAGTTTCTAAAGAAACAAAAAAATAAGATAACGATTCCTTTTTTGAAAAAAGATGGAAAATCTGCTAATTTTATTCAAAAAACTATAGAAATTCTTCCAAAACTTTTGAAAAAGGACAAAAATGAAGAAATAGCAGAAAACATTTTGGTAAATTTACCAAAAAATGAAAATAAAACAAAAACAACACCAAAAGTTGTTCCAAATTTTATTCCTTCTGCTGATTTTTTAATACAAAAAGGTCAATTAAAAGAAAATATTCTACAAAGTTTTGCTGTTTTATCTAGACCAACACAAAATTCTGACAATCAATTCAAAGTTGAGTCTAGACCAACACAAAGCCAAAATATTTCTTTACCAAAGAACACAGTATCTGCCAAACTTAGTGAAAGTTCGACTATGGTTGGAGGCGCTGAGGGGGCAAAATTAATGCCCCTTCGAACATATGGTTCAAATAAAACTTTATCTTTAGTTGGTGAAGCAGGAAAAGAAAAAGTAGACATATCGACTGGTAGTGTAATTCCGTTAGAAAAACCAAAATTATCATACTCAATCATGAAACCAAAAACATCTAAGATTAATATAATATCAAAAGATGCTCTTGGCGGTGTTTCTTCTGTTGTTTTACCAAAATATGATACTAAACAAGTATTAAAAATGATAGAAAATAAACAAATTGATAATCCTGTGAAAGCAGAAAATAATGAATTGTCTATTGAAGTTCCTGCTCATTTTCTTGGTGCGATAGGAAAACTTGCAGGAACCGCTGCAAAAGGATCTGCTAAAGCAATTTCTAAAGGAATCAAAAATGTAGTATCGAAGGCAAAAGCAGCAGTTAAAGATGCAATTAAAGATGGTACTAATCCGGGACAAAACAATAAAGCCTCCTCATTAATGTCATCCACCTCTCAAAGCAGTGGAGTTTCCATTTCTCCGGCAACATCACCAGAATCTGGAGGAATTCAGCAAAATGATGAAATGGCTCAATTAGATAAAGCAAGACAATCTAGTAATGCTTTCTTGGAGTCACGACAAATGACTTCTTCTTCGTTAAAATCAACAGGAAACCAAGATTTAGATACAGAAGGAGGAGAACCACAGGAACCATCTTCCGAATCAGGAGGAGTAGGAGCAGCGATAGGTGGTATTGCTAGTGGTATTGGTTCTGCAATAGGTGGAGTCGCGTCCGGCCTCGGACAGGGATTGGGCGCAGTAGGAGGAATAATGGCCGGAGGCGGTCTTCTTGGCATGGGAATACGAGCACTTGCCGGTAGTAAAGAAAAGAATTCAGAAGCACCCGTAGTAAACACCATTAGCAGTGGAGCACCTGTTAGCATCACTAATATTTCTTATCAATATGATGTGTATAGAAAAACAGCAGATGATTCATTCATGCTGCCTAATTTTAGAAGAGAATATGGTTAAACAAAAATCCCCGCTTTCGCGGGGATTTTTTTACTCTTCAGCCAACTTTTGGAAGTAGGACAATGTATCCATTTCCTCATCCGGTTCATCCGTTGGAGGGGGGGAGTTGTCTTGCTTCTTTGGAGAAGGCTTGCTGCGACTGGGAGCATCAAAAGGGTTTTGTTCTGACTCATCCTCTGCACGACTTTCGTTTTCCATAGCAGATGAACGAATGTCGTCGCCTAGAATTTCATATAGACGAGTCTTTAGTGAGTTGTATTCCTTGAAATTCTTTGGATCTACAAATTCCTTGAGGGGATATTGCTTATTCCAAAGTGATTCAAGTTTTGCATCATCACCACCAAATAGCGGCGATGCAGGAGCAAATTCTGACTTATCGTAATTGGTATATCCAGCAACCTTGCGAATCTTCAACTTGAAGTCAGCACCAGTCCAGAAGTTAAATGGATCTACTGCTTCTTCATCCTTGAACTCTGGATACATTGCTTCCTTGATCTTATCAAAGATCTTTACTCCATATTTGAAAAGGAAAACCTTTCCTTCATTTTGTGGATTTGCTTCATCCTTGATGACAAGAATGTTCGAAATGTAAGTGAGTTTGCGCTTACGATTTCGTGCAATGTTCTTATCGTCTTCAATTCCGCTGTTCCACAGTTCATTGTTTAGTTCACACACAGGACACTTGCCACCATTTGTGGTTAGGCAGTTTTCAATAAACCAACCGCCCTTGCCCTGAAATGCGTGAGAATAAATCTTAACAAATGGTAGTTCTTCGTCCTTTGGTGCAGGAAGGAATCGAATGACTGCGTACCCGTTACCCGCCTTATCTGGTTCCGGACGCCATAGACGATCATCCTTATAATCCTTCTTACCATCAAGGCTCTCTAGAGCCTTGGTTAAATCGCTAATACTTGACTTTGACTTCTTCTTAAAATCGTTAAATGATGACATAGTTTTCCTTTGTGGGAACTCCCCACCGCTAAAAGTTTAGACGGGAACTACCCGCCACGAACAATAGTAATTATAACACATTTTTGTCAGATTGGAAGTTTATTTTTAATTTTTGGTAGAAGATTGATCTGCCTGCCTTCTTCTTGAACCTTTTCTATAATTGGTTTCGTCAGAAATTTAGCAGAAACTTCCGGCTCTATATTCATTTCTTCTCCAACCGATAGTATTGCCTCAAGATACGAGCAATTCCACCGTTTTACATGATTTTCTACGTTTTTACAAAATAACTGTTGTTTATCGGTATCGAATATCATTTACTGTCCTATTTTTATAGTTATACATACTTTACTACTACGGAGATTCTTAATGGCAGACACAGATAGAGATCTGACAATAGATGTTTCTGGTAATACAGCCAGCATAGCAACTGATTATCTTTTTGTCAACGGAATTAGTGCATACGCAGCACACATTCAATTAGCAAAAATGGTTTGGGGAACCAGTGCAGAAGCATTTCGCGTTTCTCAAAGCACACCGCTTCCTGTAAATATTTATTCAACAAATCCATCAGCAGTTTTGGGTGTTTCAGGTACAGTATCGGGAACCCTTAATGTAATTAATAGTGGAACAACGGGAAACTATGTCTATATCCGTGGTAGCACTGGATATCAATTACCAGTAACCGGCAATATACAAGGAATCACCAATGGCGTGCCTGTTGGAGTTACAGGAACACTCAGCATAAAACAGCCAGTGATCGTTGGTGGAGCAGGATCGGCCGGAATAACCGTAAACCCAGTAGCAGTGACAGGAGGAAGATATATTTCTTCCTCCACAGATAGTATAAGCGTAACTGGATCTGTATCTGTAAGCGGTGGTAGAGTCCTTAACGCAGTTACAGATACCGTTTCCGTGTTGGGATCCGATCTCGGAGGCAAGGTTCTAACTCGTTTATATGACTCCTCTGGTGTAACCCTAAACTCTACATCAAATGCACTTAATGTCTATCTCACAAACGCTGGCTTTACAGCCACAGTGAATGTTGGAGCCAGTGTTGGTGTGTTTAACTATAACAACATTCCTCTAGTAGTGGCTGGAACTACTTCTGGGGGAGCCATTGTTGTAAAAGGAGAAAATGGCGATGCAATAGAAGTAACTGCCACTACTCCTCTAGATGTAAATGTAACAAATGATATTGACATTGATGATACTGCAATAGTGAATGCTCTAACTTTAGAGAGCAATCCGCTAATCAGTAGATTAACGGACATTAAAACAAATACATCATTTATATCTTCACTGAAAACTGATGTAACTAATGGAAATCTCCGTGCAAAAATTTCAGAAATAACAAGACCATCAAAAGTTGCAAGTGGTTCTATATCGGTTACTCCATCTACTACCCAAGTTAGAACAAATACGCCTCTTCAAGTTGGTATAACTCTTAAGGCAAACAGCACAAACACCGCAATTGTGTTTGTTGGTGGTGCTTCTTTAATAACTAATCCAACCGATGGATATCCCCTTGAGGCAGGAGAAAGCATATACATCGAATGCAATAATGCCAATTTGCTGTATGCAAGATCGTCAGAAGGAACGCAAAGATTGAGTTTTATTGGTTCATAATAAATGTCAGGGCTTCGTAGAAACACAAAAAGAACATTCACCAAGCAGGATAAAAGATCATTTTATCTTGTTGCGAGTGATGTTTTTTTTGGCTTAGTATTCTCTAGAGAAGAATCTTACGATTACAAAATAAATCGATCTTTAACTACGACTCCTTCTTTCTTGTTTTATGAAAATCAAAGCAAAGTTGTAATCGATTACAGTAATTCTAAAAACGAAAGTGACCTATCGTTTGTTTCTTCGTTCTTCAATTCGTTGGAACCGGGAATAACATTTACTATAGAATCTGCAACATACAATGAACCATCTACTGGTGTAAAGGCAAATATATCTGGTGTTTATTCTTTTACTTCCTTTGACAAAGGAAAAATTGTTCGCGCTGATTTAGTTTCTGCTATAAACATTTCTTCAAAAAAAGATCTATATAATGGTTTATATTTTACTGCGACACCACAATTGGCAAAAGCATCTGGCGTAGTATCTACTACACAGCAGAGAAAAAACATAGTAAAAAACACTCTTTCTATTGGACAGTTTTCATTTAGAAAAATGGGAGTGCGGGTTGGTGATTATGTTGAATTTTCTGGAATTCAAACAAATGAAAATGTAAAAATGAAAGTTATAAATTATTTCATCGACACCGAAGGTGTAGAAGGAATAGAAGTTGATACAGACCTAATAAGTGAAAATCTAATTGGTTCTCCGATAATGATGAACATATATTTTGAGGGAGAACCAACAACAGAAGTAAATATAGAAAACAAGACATACGGATCTTGTTTGGTAATATCACCAATTGGTATTGTTTCTTGCACCCAATGCCAAAATGAGTTTATGTGTACAGAACGAGCAAGAAAACGAAATTCAACAAGTTCATACATTCCATTTTTTGATTGCAATCAAGAAGAAATTGTACAAAGAACCACTGAAATACGGGAACAAGTACTTAGTGGAATCTCACAAGCACAA